TTTTTATATTATTATTATACAAAAATTTTTTAAAAAAATCAAATTTAATCATATTTGACCAGTTGCAAAGTTAAAAAATTTTTGGTATAATAAGATTAAGATTAAAAGAAAGGAGCGGCAATGGCGATGAATGACGCATTAGTCGAGAACAAAGAATTCTCAACTGAAGCTCCCGCAGATTTCAAATATATAAAAATGGATTATAATTTAAAAACTGCGGAAGAAAGAGTTGAAAAAGTAAAAGAAATTATTGCTAATACTCCTTCTGAAAGATTGACTCAAAAATATTTAGAGAAATTATCAGATTATATTGTAATTCCGATAGAACGACAAGAACGTAAAGAAAATCATATTATTACAGACAATCATAATATAACAGTAACAAAAAGAGAGATGTCTTTTGAAGGATTAGTAGGTAGATTAGAAAATGGTGAAGATGGTATTTATAATATGATAGCTAATGATAAAAATATTATCTTTCAACCAAAAGTAAGTATTACACCTCAAGATTTAGAGGAAATGCCTGAATTAAAAAAATTACATGAAGCAATCTTAAAAATTGAAGAACAATTAAAGACAGCAAGAGGAAAAACAGCTTACACATTGCGGAAACAACTTATTGAAATGCGAAAAGATCAATATGTAATTAAAGGATCTTATAAAAAACCTATTTACTCAATGAATTTAATTAAAAGTGCTTCAAAAATTGATTTAAGTGAAAAAATAACAGAAGATAAAGATAATGGTACTGTTTCTAGTAATGGATTAATAAATTTTTTTAATGAAAAACATATTTCTGCATTATTATGTAACTATTCAAAATTAAAAGAAGATAGTTGGGATAAATTTAATAATGATATGAAATGGATGATGATGGATTTAGATGTATTAATTGATAATGCATTAAAAGAAAAATATCCTCTTTATTATGATATTGTTATTTATAAAATAGATGGAAAACAAAATGCGGAAATCCAACAATTACTTTATGAAAATCATGGTATTAAACATTCAGTAGAATATATCTCTTGTTTATGGAGAAATAAAATTCCAAAATTAATAGTTGAACAAGCTCAAAAAGATTGGCTTATTTGGCATTATACTTTTGAAGATTATGGAAAATGGAAAAAATGTTCAAGATGTGGACAAATTAAATTAGCTCATAATTATTATTTTTCAAAAAATAAAACAAGTAGGGACGGTTACTATAGTATATGCAAAGAATGTAGAAATAAGAAAAATAAATAAAGGAGTGATTATTGATGGCGGAAGTTAATAATAATGAACCGCGTTTTTGTTCTAAATGCCGAAGAACGATGGCAAGTGTAAATTTTTATACTTTGAAGTCAGGCGAAAAATCTGATATGTGTAAAAATTGTGAAACAATGCATATCAACAATTATGAGCCAGAAACTTTTTTATGGCTATTAGAAAAATATGATGTTCCTTATATTCCTTCTGAATGGAATGTTTTAAGAGATCGAGCTTATCAAAAAGATCCTTATAAAATGAATGGAATGTCAGTATTTGGAAAATATATATCCAAAATGAAATTAAAGCAATGGAAAAATTTTAATTATGCAGATAGTGAAATGCTTCAACGTCAAGAAGAAGAAAAAGCTAAATTGTATGGAACACCAAAAGAAATTGTAGAATCTAAAATTGAAAGTATTAAAGAAGCTTATGAAAGAGGAGAAATATCTCAAGCGCAATATTTAACTTATGTTGAAACTCAACCAGATTTAAATGTTCCAATGGGATCTACAAATCCCTATCCTACAAATAGTGATTTTGAACAAGTTCAAATTCCTGATCCTGGCGCGGAATTAACAGAAGAAGATAAAATTTTCTTAGCTATGAAATGGGGGCGGCTATATAAGGCAGAAGACTGGGTTGCTCTTGAAAAAGTTTATGCGGATTATGAAAATTCATTTGATATTCATAATGCAGACTTAGAGAAAGGTTTAATTCAGCTGTGTAAACTTGATTTAAAATTAAATCAAGCTCTTGATACTGGCGATTTTGATTCTTATGCTAAATTATATAGATCTTATGATGCATTGAGAAAATCATTAAAATTTACAGAAGCACAAAATAAAGATGGAGATAGCTCTGATTTTGATAGTATTGGCGCTATTGTAGCTTTTTGTGAAAAAGAAGGCGGTTTTATTCCTAGATATGTAACAGATGCACCAAAAGATGTTATTGATATAATTATTCAAGATAATAAAGAATATTTACAAACATTAATTCATAATGATACTAATTTATCGCAACAGATTGAACAATTTTTAAAGAAAAAAGAAATATTATTACAGCAAAAAGAAGATAGAAAATTAGCTAAATTGAAAGGTTTGGATACAGTTGAAGTTACTGATCAAGATTATGCGGATTTTTATAAAGCTATGAAAGGCGGAAATATAGAAGAAGGAGACGAAGATGCATGAGTTTAAAAGCATTATTGGATCTTTCTGCAAGAAGAGGTGCTAAGCAAGGGATCTCTGAAGAGCGTTTAAAGAAAAGCTTACCTGAGCTTAGAGAAGCTATTGCCTTTTATAGAGAATATCCCGATATTTTCATTGATGATATTAAAGGACCAGATTGCAATTTTGAGTTTTATACTTATCAAAGAGTTTTCCTTAGAATAGTAATGAGACATAAATGGGTTTATGCTGTATTCCCCCGAGCTTATTCTAAATCTTTTCTAACTATGATGAGTCTTATGCTAAAAGCAATTTTATATCCTGGTACTCAAGCGGCAGTTACTACTGGTGGTAAAGAGCGAAATAGCTTGCTCTGCAATAATGCGAATTATTGAAAAATAAATTTTTTGAATTGCTGGAACACCCTAAAGCTTCTTGACCACAATTATTTAAAAAACACTATTAAATAATGAAGGTGCTGAAAAGCGGAAATAACAAAGAAGATGAAATATGCAAAAAAGCTAAGTTTTACGAATGGGCAATCAGCAGCTAAGTAAGGAGTGTTAAAATGAAAAAAAAGACATTAGAAGAGTTTCAACAAATAATAGATAAAGCACATCCAAAAGAAAAATTATTAGCTTTAAATTATACAACTAGATTAGATGAATCTCAAGTAAAATGTTTAACTTGCGGAGAAATTTATACTAAAAAAGCTTATAATTTTATGGATCCTAGAAAAGTAAGCATCTGCAAAAATTGCTTTCCTACACAAACAAATATTAAGAAAACTGATTATCAACCTCCAGATGGATATCAATTAGTTGGAAAATATACAGGAATGCATAATAAAGTTCTTACAAGATGTCTTACATGTGGTTTTATTTGGAGTATTCAACCTAGTAATTTAAAACAAGGAAAAGGATGCCCAAAATGCAATAAGAAAATTTCTAAAGGTGAAAAAAGAATACAAAAATGGTTAAAAGAAAATGGTATTTCATATATCTCTCAATTTCCAATAGAAATTGAAGAGCATTCTCTTTTTATAGATTTTTATCTTCCTGACTATGATTTATATATTGAGTATCAAGGAGAACAACATTTTTATCCAGTTGAGTTTTTTGGAGGAGAAGAAAAATTCAATCTTCAAAAAGAGTATGATAACTTAAAAAGAGATTTTCTGCAAGAAAAATTATTAGAAATTTCTTATTTAGATTTTGATAATGTCGAAAAAATCCTTAAAAGTTCAACGACTATCTCTGAATAGAGAGTACATTGTAAGTTTATGACAATGGAAGCGGAAAACTTCTTAATTAAGAATTTAAGAAGATGATATAGTCTAATCTTATAGGAAACTATAAGCAGTTCATAAGAGAACGCAATAAGTGTTACGAACTTATTGGAATATTTTTGAAGCAGCTAGTATTACTATTGCTAAGATTGAAGAAATATGCAAATTGATCCCTGCATTAAATAATGAAATTAATTGGGATCGAGGACAATCTAAAAAATCTAAAGATAACGTAAAATATATTTTTAAAAATGGTTCTACTATTGATATTTTGGCAGCAAGAGAAAGTTCTCGTGGACAAAGACGTCATTGTATTGTAGTAGAAGAAGCTATCCTTATGGATGGAGATGCCTTAAATGAAATTATAATTCCTACAACAAATATCGATAGACGTCTAGGTGATGGAACAACGCATCCAGAAGAGTTGGTAAATAAGAGCCAAACATTTATTACCACGGCTGGATGGAAGAATTCTTTTTCTTACGATAAATTAATAGATATGTTAATTAATTCCGTTATTGAGCCAGATAATTATATGATTATGGGCGGTACTTTTGAAACGCCTGTGAAAGAAGGCTTACTAGATGAAGATTTTGTTGACAAGCTTAAATTAGAGGGTGAACCTAGTGTTAGTGCCCTAAAAACTTTTACCAGATACCACTGGGGTATAATTATTTTGAGATAATTATGCTAACGGGGAAGCCTAAACTGGAAAGCATGGTAATCCCGTGGGAAGCTATTTAAAAAAGACAAAAATGTTGGTTTTTAAATGGAACCTGTATCGACTATCCTCGTTTAGAGGAGTAGAGTTATTATTGGTACATAACTCGAAATGGGTTTCTTAATTTAAATAAATTAAGTAAAAGATAGTCAGTGCTAATAGAAATATTAGAAAAAACGACTTTCAATGATTCTTCGTTTGATCGAGAATATAGGTCGATTTGGAGCGGAGATGCGGAAAATGCTTATTTTAGTTCAGATGTGTTTGATAAGTATAGACAATTAAATCAGCCTGAATATGAACATAGCGGAAGATCAAGTAAAACTGCATACTATATATTAGGTATTGACGTAGGTAGAACTAAATGTAGTACTGAAGTTTGTGTAATAAAAGTAACACCGCAGCCGCAAGGGGCAAGCATAAAATCTTTAGTAAATATTTTTAGTATTGTTGCAGAAGATTTTGAAATTCAAGCTATTAAAATTAAAAAATTATTTTATAAATATAAATGTAGAGTTGCCTCTATTGATGCGAATGGCCTAGGTATAGGTCTCATTGATTTCATGACGAAATCTCAAATCGATCCCGATACAGGAGAAGAACTTCCGCCTTTTGGAGTCGAAGGAGGAACCTTTGATGAAGTTCATGATCAATATAAAAAAATTAAAGGTGACAATGTTGAAAGAGATGCAATGTATTTAATCAAAGCGAATGCTCCAATAAATACATCAATGCATGCTTATGTTCAAACTCAATTAAGTTCGGGTAGAATTAAACTTTTAATAGATGAACGTGAAGCTAGCACTAAATTAATGAGTACAAAAGTAGGTCAAAATATGACGCCAGAACAAAGAGCAGATCACTTAATGCCTTTTGTTCAAACTAGTATTTTAAAAGATCAAATGCTAAGGAATTTGGCAGCATAAATGGTAACATTTATGAATAATAACCTTTTTAATTGCGGGAACACCCTAAGAGCTTTTAACTAAAAGATTGGGCAATCCGCAGCAAAGTTATTTATATTTTGTTGGTAATATAAATAAAATGTTCAACGACTATCCCTTTGGAGGATGAGAAGCCTCAATAGGAGTAGGGCACAAGTAAATGGTGTGGGTGAAAACCCCTTAAATCGAAATGGAAGGCTCCTATTTATGAATAGGATGAAGATATAGTCTAATCTCTAATGAAAGTTAGAGCGTTAAAAGATAACGGTATTGGAAGTTGCGATTCAATATAAATATAAATGGAATTTAGTAGAGGAAACAGATGGAGTAAATATTATTTTAAAACAGAATAATAGATCTATTAAAAAGGATAAATTTTCTGCTTTTGAATATGGATTATATTATGCAAAATTAGATGAAGAGAGAAAGCGAAAAAGAAAAACTTCTTCTATTGCAAATATGATGTTTTTTAGTTAAAAGATGCGGGCAAGTTTTTATAACTTGTCTGCATTAATTTTGAAATTATTAAGAAGAAAGGATAGATGATAAAATATGAAATCTAGCCGAGGTGAGATTAAAATTTGTGATATCCTAGATGCAGCAGGGCTAAAATATCAAGAAGAATATTCTTTTTCTGATTTGGTAAGTTCTAGCGGTAGACCATTACGTTTTGATTTTGCGGTATTTGATGATGATGGTGACCTTGACTTTTTAATTGAGTACCAAGGTATACAACATTATGAGGCTAAATCAAAATTTGGTGGAGCTAAAGGTTTATA